AGAAGATTTAAAAAAATACGGACAATGGCCATGGCCCAGACACACAATGGCCGCGTTCCATGCCACTCTAACCGACGCAGGTGCAATACTTGTGAACTACAACATACTGTTCGCAGATCCAGACAGGATGAGTGGTACAGAATATTTAAAGTCAATGCCCATGGACAACGAACTGCGAGAGCAACTGGGCAAAGTGTTGCCAGACACAGATGCGATCTTCTCGTACGTCATGAAACAAAGCAATAATGCCGTACTGATGATGAGTGTCAATCATAAAGAAAGCAACCAACTACCAAGGACAACGTCAATCATACAGAAGGGTGACGCACTACCATGGTTGTATAAGTACCCGGGCCTGGTTGTTCCAAATAGTAAAGTGGCCGCAGGAGCAACTGCGATAGGAGTCATGGTGACTGCTCCAGAGCCAGATGCCGTTGTCAGGAAGATGCCAATGCTGATACGTGTGGGTGACAAAGTATATCCCAACATGATATTAGAAAATGTAAGGATACTCAACAAGAGCAAGAGGATCAAGGTGATATCAAAGCAACACGGCATAGATCAGATACTGGTTAAGAAGGACGCAGGCATACCTGTTAACCATAACGCAGAGATGTACATCAATTATGCAGAGCCAATAAATTATCCACACATGACCTCAGACGAAGTATTCACCAAACAAGGATTGGATCGGGTCAAGGGAAAAATAGTCGTGGTAGGACTGGATGCGGCCGGACTAAGATATTTGAAATACACACCACATGGACTGACCACAGATCAGATGATAACTGCACAGGCGTTAGATACCACGTTGACTGGCAAGCACCTGTTTAGACTGGCACAGGCAGACACATACGAAATAGTGTTCATGGCATTTTTATTATTGCTGTTGATACTTGTACTGCCGAGAACCAGTGTGCTACTAGCAGTGCCTCTGTTGTTCTTTGTGGAGATTGGTATTGTGTATGGATCATTCATGGCATACGCCAACAAGGGGTTCTTGATAGATCCATCTTTCATAATGCTGTCTGTGTTCTTGATATGGTCTCACTCAGTCTACAACAACTTTGCAACACAGAGCAGATTGAAACAACAGATCAAGAAACAGTTCGAACACTACCTAGATCCTAGGATGGTCAAGAAGTTACAGAAAGATCCCAGCCTATTGAAACTGGGCGGCGAAACGAGATACATGACTTTCATGTTCTGTGACATCAGAGGATTCACTCCCATATCAGAACAGTACAAGGACAACCCGGCCGAACTTACAAAACTGATCAACAGATTCCTAACACGCATGACCAATGTGATAATTGGCAATGGTGGTACTGTGGACAAGTTCATGGGTGACTGCATAATGGCATTTTGGAACGCACCACTGAAGACAGCAGATCATCAGATGTTAGCAGTGCTGACAGCATCTCAGATGCAATCAGAATTGGCCATGCTGAACACACAATTGACTGCAGAAAATTTGCCAAACATCAAAGTGGGCATAGGCATCAACTCAGGTGAGGCCCTAGTTGGCAACATGGGATCAGATCAGAGATTTGATTACTCTGTGATAGGTGACTCTGTTAACCTTGCGGCACGTTTGGAGAGTGCAAGTAAGACCCTAGGACACACATTGATAGTGGGAGAGGCAACAAAAAAGGTCATAGACGACAAGTTTCCTTTTGAATTTGTGGATAGTATCACAGTTAAGGGCAAAACCGAATCTGTGAATGTGTACACACTGACACGTTAATAAATACACATATAATGACACAGTTCTTTAAATTAGTAGCAGAACTTGGAATGCCAATAGCGGCCACGGTGGGAATGGGTGTGTTCATACTGTTCATTATAAAATACATCCTGAATGGCATAGTGAGTTCTATCAAGTTCATAGAGACGGTGATAGTACAACTAGACAACAGAGTAAAAACAATGAACAACGACATACTTAAAATAGACCAAGAGGTTTCTGAGCAACTGGGCATACCCATAGACACAGACAGGGTGGCCAGGGCAGACGGCAAGACAGATGCGAGGAGAGACTAATGGGTAAATTCATGATAACAGCATTTGTTCTTGGTTTCATCATTGGATTTGTAATTGGTATTTCAAGCACAGGCATAGATCCTGATCTTATTGGCAGAGGAGTACAAGGATAATGGACATTGTATCAAAGACTATGTCAGTGACCAGCATCATACAGGACTACGGTTTTCCAACTGTGGCTGTTTTCTTCCTGGCGTACTTCATCTATTTCCTATGGAAGTTCATCACGACAGAGATAACTCCCAAATTGAGTTCCACGTCAGCAACCCTGATCAAACTGATCGACAGGATACGTATGTTGGACAATGACCTGATCCGACTGCAGACCAAAGTGAAAACTGTCAGAGAAAAGAAAAAGTAGTAGCACTTATATTTTCCCAACAAACTATTAAATATTTGTATGAATTTCACAATGGTAATGATTATATGTTTTAGCACAAGTGTCTGTCAGGCAATATTTGACGACACGAAGTTCTCTAGCTATGAATCATGTTATGAATCATCGAGATCTGCTGTGAGCTTCATGGCAGAAATGTACCCCGATTCAGCAGGGGAGATACGTTGTTTAACTGGAGAGGAGATGGCAATCTACAAGGAATACATAGATCAAGGCGGCAAGCCCCAACTGACCAATCCTGAGCCAGAAGAAGAATTACCATCAACAGACGCCTAGTTGACGAAAAGTGTTTTCCGTAGTACAATAGTACTATGATTCATGCTATGATAGATCTGGAAACGCTTTCCACACGACCCAATGCCACTATTCTCACAATAGGGGGCGTTAAGTTTGATCCATACACAAATGCAGAGCCATCACAAGGAATGTATTACAGGATAGACGTGGACTCACAGACTGCTATGGGTAGAGATGTCATGGAAGAAACTGTGGAATGGTGGGGCAAACAAGCAGAGGACGTCAGAGAAGAAGCACTAGGTGATGGAGACAGGATAGATCTGAAATATTTTATCAAGCAGTTTAACAAATGGTGTGTGGGAGTGGACGTGTTCTGGTGCCAAGGACCACTTTTTGATTATGCAATACTGCAAAATTTTTATGCACAGATGAAGGTGCCTGTTCCGTGGAACTTCTGGCAGATCAGGGACTCAAGAACACTGGGTAGTCTAGTACCACGTGATCCAAATGAAAAAAGGACAGGATTACACAACGCACTGGATGACTGCTATTTCCAGTCAAGAAAAGTACAACAAATATTCCAACAACTAGAAATAAAAAATCCAAGTAGATATTGATATGTATAGACCATTACCAGACGGACTCACTGTAAAAGAATCAGAGCTACAAGGTCTAGGCCTGTTCGCAACCAAGGATTTCGAGGCCGATGTAGTGCTTGGAATAGTACACATCAAGAACAAAAATTTTCCACACGGGTATATAAGGACTGCCCTAGGTGCCTTCTACAATCATTCAGACAGCCCAAACTGTAAAAATTCATCAGGATTTTGGCACCAACTGCCAGTAAAATATCTTGTGACAACAAGAGCAATCAAGGCAGGCGAGGAACTTACTGCCAACTACACATTATACAATGATTTCAACAGAGACGAAAGTTAAAAGTCTTTACAAAAAGATAGCCAGATACACCATTAAGTGTTTAAGATTTGACCTGCAACTGCATTTCTTCTGGTCCTTCTTTTTGACAATGTTGGCAATATTCTGGCTACAATTTGTCTGGCTAGGGCTTATAGCAACTATTGTTAAAGAGGCCCTCGATCTATGGAGCAAAGGACACTGGAGTTGGGATGACTTCTGGTTTGGCTTTATGGGATGGATACTTGCAATAATTTTTCTCTTCAACTTTATCTGGAATTGAAATGTCTGACATCAAATGGTACTCAATACAAGACCTTTACAGCATAGAAAATTACAAGATCAAACACAGCAAGAATCCTGCAACCAAATGGATAAGATTACCATGTGTCTATAAAATTTGCATCAATGATGCAATAGTAGAAGTTGGCCGTTCTGACACCTGCAAAAAGCACGGTGGTGCAGAGAAAGTGCGTAAGGCATTGATCAATCTATTGGATGTATTTGAACACAACAAGGGTGTAACAAAAACCAAACGTTGGGAAAAAATCAGGTTGCTACATAGACCAAATTCTAGTAATATTAAGATAGGAATAATAAAGACAAATGCCATCAGAAAAACCTATCTTCAAGAAACCATATGAACCCATAGACAACTATGAGGAAAGCACATGGATGGGCAATGATACGCCATTCTTTGAGAACGAGAACACGGCCGTGTTCAAAGACAAGTATCCTTGCGTCAAAGGACACACACTGTTCATACCCAAACACAACACCCCAGAGGCCATCGGAGAATCATACAAATTGGCCTACTACTGTGGAGACAAATGGATAAATGAAGGCAAGATGAAAGGGTTCAACGTTGGAATGAACATCGGAGAGTGTGCAGGACAGACCATCATGTGGCCACACATACATTTTATCCCAAGGCACGAAGGAGATGCAGATCATCATGGAGGTATGAGATACACCCATCCAGGTGCGGACCATAGGGAATATTACTGATGAAGTCAGCATACGAGATAGATCACATTTACGAAAAACTTTCTTCCAAATATCATTATTATTCTAACAAAAGACCTAAATCAAAAATTTACAGCAAGGCCTATACAAGTTTGATAGGTGTGATGTTGTCAGCACAGAGTCATGACAAACGCACAGCAATCGCATGTAATCAACTGTTCAACCTTGCAAGTACCCCAGAAGAAATGATAAAACTAACAAGGGAAAAAATAATAGAAGCGATTAGACCAGCAGGCCTACACAACGCAAAATCCAAAAATATACTTGCTACAAGTAAAATGCTTTTAGAAAAGTTTAATGCCAAAGTGCCAAACACTCAAAAAGAATTAATGACATTACCCGGTGTTGGCAGAAAAAGTTCTGACATCGTTATGAGATTTGTGTTTGGTGAACCACACATAGCAGTGGATACTCACGTGTTTAGATTGCTATGGAGACTGGGATGGGCAGACAGTTTGGATGAAGGCAAGGCATCGATAACTGTGAATGAAACCACACCAGCAAAATACAAATATGGTGCTCACATGTGGCTGATTACACACGCAAAAAAACATTGTGTATCAAGAAATCCTGATTGTGACGTTTGCATAATTACCAAAGTGTGTGACAAACGTATGGTGGATATTCCTAAATCAAAATTAAGAGAGGCCGTACAGAAATGAAAAAGAGAAAGAAAAGCACCTCCGGAATTTTTGTTTCGCCAGATGGTGGTGAAACTGTGTACGAACAATTACCAAATGGAGAACGTGTTTTAGTGGAGCAATCACAACAGGCCAAGGACGAAGAACAGGCTCAGGATCAAATGGAAATGGTAGACGCAGATGCTATAAAACTGAGGAGGAAGTACCCAACACTGAAAAAAGCATGGGAACAATATTGCACCGTATGGCATTTAATTAACGGAAATAGATGATATGTACAAGTATTCCTGTTTGGATTTTACCAGCAGTATAGAGACGTCTGTGTGCGTTTAAAGGGGCGATTAAATACGATTATGACCAAGTTTGTAAGTATAATAGGGAACGGTGAAAGTAGAAGAGGATTTGATATCACTCCTTTAAAAAAGGTAACCACTATGGTTGGTTGTAACGCCCTCTTCAGGGATCACAACCTAGAATATGTCGTTGCATGTGATCGTCACATGTGCCAAGAGGCCGCAAACACAGTTGGTAAAAACACAACCATATACACCAGGGACAGATGGTACAAACAGTTCGCATTTTGGCCCAATGTCAAGTGTGTGCCTGAATTACCATACGAAGGAGACAAAAGACAGGATGATTCTTTCCACTGGGGGACTGGACAATTTGCCGCTCTTGTTGGAATGAGTTTCAAACCCAAAGCTATTTTCCTTGTTGGTATGGACCTGTGGGGCATTGGTGATCACAAAGGTCCCGAGGGAGTTAATAATATCTACAAAGGCAGTACAGGATATACCTACATCAAGAGACCTGTAGACCCAAGCTATTGGATATATCAGTTTAACAAACTGTTTGAAAATTCCGAATGCAGATGGATTGTGGTAAATGAAGAGGGTTGGAAGATGCCTGAGGAATGGAAGGCCAACAAGAATGTTTTCCAGGACACCTACGAAGGACTTGCCAAGTGGATCAACAAGCAGTTGACAAAATAAAAATCACACATATAATTGTAGCATGATCAAGACAATGGTTGATGACCTGATGGTGCAACAGCAGATCCGTGGACCACACAAGAAGTGGAAACACATGGTGGCCGTGATGTGCTTGAATCTCACTTACAGGAAACACGTCAAGATAATATTACCAAAACTTTTTGCAAGATATCCTAATCCCGAAGCATACCTGCGGGGCAGACTCGCGACACAACAACGTATGCTGAAACCGTTGGGCATGTGGGAAGTGAGATCAAAGAGGATTCGGAAAATGACTGAACAATATCTCTCTTGGGACAAGAAAGATGCTTCCGAATTACATGGCATAGGCAAGTACGGATCAGACAGTTACCAAATATTCTTTTTAGATATGATTCCACCTGATGTACAAGACAAGGAATTGAAAAAATACATTGACAAACTCATAGGATAGTGTACAATAGTGTTATGTTTGAAAAATACAAAGATGGAGATCTTATCACTCTAAAATTAATGCATGGTGAAGAGGTGATCTCCACTCTGCAATCACAAACCGAGACAACCCTTGAACTTAAAAAAGCATTGACACTGATGCAAGGTCCACAAGGACTTGCTTTTGGTACATTCTTCTCTACTGCTGATCAAGAAAAAGAAATTTCAATAGCAAAAGACAAGGTACAGTGCATCTCGATCATTAACAACAAGATAGCCGAAGAATACAAAAAGGTGTTCCAGACAATCAAGACACCAGAGAAACCAAAAATTATAGTATAATGGCACATTTTGAAAAACACAGTAAAAGTGTAACCGCGTTAATTGATGTTACGGAGGCTATGCTTAATGCTATGGAGAAGCACGGAGCAAATCCAGAGGAATTGTCAAAAAGACCTGAGTTCACTATTCTTATACACTTTCTTAAGAGTATTATAGATGGTGAGTTAAATATACCAAACGAACTCACCGACACAATAAGGAACAAGTCGGAACAAGAATTAGGATTCGACCTTGAGGACATAAAAAAAAGGTTGCACTAATGAGAGGACTCAAAGACTTTCATCCCTCTATAAACACTCTGCAAGTCATCAATTAAGGAGAAACGATGACTTACTACTCAACTAAAACATACGGACACAACATAGGACTATCTGCGGTGTTCAGACAACCCAACGCAGACCACTCACACTGTCACCTACTACACGGATACAGCCTGGCATTCAAATTCACTTTTGGTTGCAAGGATCTGGATAACAAAAACTGGGCAGTAGACTTCGGAGGACTTAAACCTCTCAAAGCCTGGCTGGAAGATCACTTCGATCACAAACTTGCACTAGACAAGGATGACCCACACATGGAGAAATTCAAAGAGTTGGAGCAACTTGATCTTGCAGAAGTGCGAATCTTTAATGGGGTTGGTGCAGAGATGTTCGCCAAACATGCATTTGAATTCGCTGATAAATTGATTAGGGAAAAAACAGAGGGCAGATGTTTTGTGGAAAGTGTTGAATGTATGGAACACGGAGCGAACAGTGCCATTTACAGAAGAGGATAAATTCTTAAAACAAAAAATAGAGGTCAATTTAGGCAACACTGTCTACGAGATTCAAGTGTATGACACACTTCTCGGCAGTCGTTGGCTAGACGCACTTAATGATAATCTTGCTCAAAAAAGGATTTTAGAAAAAAACTTCTGTTTCCTAGGATTCGCAGACAGTAAAAGGGATCTAAGATATCTTGTGGGTGAAGTAAACAAAAATATTTCACAGATAAACTCCTTCGAGTTCGATCCAGCTTATGAGAGAATAGAACTTTTTAGCCAAGACGATTTCCAATACTCAGAAAGGAACAAATTCAGACTTAAACACGACGCCTGCAATCTACTGCACAGATATTTCGAGGACCTGCAGGGCACAGCGTGGAAACTTTCGAAATATTACAAACAAGCCGACTTCCGAACAAAGTATGCCATCAGACAATTGAACAACCTATGTCATGAGATAGAAAGTTGGGTATTGTCTTATCGTAAAACAATATATGACCCTGATTGGATTCGTCCTTCACAGATCACAACATTCCTAAATGCACCCAGGTATGATTTGCACGATGACGATTACGAACTTTTCAAACGGAACAGGTACCGTAGAGAACTGGGTGGAGTGTACCTACACTGGTCCCAGGTGGGCAAAACACTCTACGAGGTGTTTAGAGATGAGGGTGGTGTCAAGATGGACGAGGCAACCTGTACGGAGATAAATCATCAAAAATATTACTCGGGAGAGTTTGACATAGAGTGGGGACAAACAATAGACGAGGACACATTCGATTGGAAACAAAAAGAAATGGACGAATATCGGTCGTGGCTTATACTGAACGGCTACGAATGGGATGATCCCAAACTTGCACTAGGATACATCAAATTAGGACAGGTGAATTTAAAAAAATCATTCGGCACCAGTCCAACATTCAAAGAAGTACATGCCACCCTGTCTCAGAATTTAAATATAACAAGTATAAAAACAATAGCAAGTCAGACGTTTGAATGTGACTATCCTTACACACTGGACAGCGAGGACTGGCAACAGATACAAATAGAAAGTTTGGGAAAAGGATATGAATCACGTAATTTGCGTTAAATGGGGAAACAAATACCCTTCACAGTATACAAATATACTTTACAATATGGTCAAGAGGCATACCACTGTGCCTTTCGAGTTTCATTGCCTCACAGATGATCCAACAGGATTAGATTCACATATTAAGTCCATAATATTGCCTAAACATGAATGGATAAAAACATGGTGGAGCAAATTGTACATGTTCAGTCCGGACATGCCGTTGAAAGGTAACATACTTTTCTTCGACCTCGATGTGGTTATTCACAACAACATAGATCCTCTGTTCACACACAACCCAGGCAAGTTCATGATCATCAGAGACTTCAACAGGTGCAGGGTAAAGGACTGGAAACAAAGTAACTCCAGCTGTATGCGTTGGGAGGCAGGGACGATGAATCACCTTTACACAGACTTCGTGAAAGACCATGCCAAGATAATGAAACAGAATTGGGGAGACCAGGACTGGATAATGAAGGCAGGCAAGGATCAGATAACACACTGGCCCGATGACTGGATAAGAAGTTACAAATGGGAAATGGTTGGATTCAAGGACACAAAATTAAGAGACAAGTCTGGCAGATGGTATTTCCGTAAACCGCCAACGGTAATAAGCGATAACCGGGTAGCGGTGTTCCATGGGCAACCAAACCCAATGGAATGTGCAGACCAGTGGGTCATTGACAACTGGAAATAGATATTTTATAATGTTACATGAGTAAATCTTATGGCAAAGTAGAAGTTAAAAGGGTCAACCCAGAATTACAAGAAATACCTGAGGACTGCGGATACGAATGTCAATTTGAACACAACATAGATATGAATTCAAACGGTATTATGAGCGAGTGCATAGAGTGGTGTCAAATTCATTGTGAAGGCAAATGGGGTTGGTGGTTTGAACAGAACGAGTTATATGACCCTTTGCGTCATAACTGGGAAGAACAAAACAGTTACATGAGTTTTGAAAAGAAGTTAGATGCAACTAGATTTTGGTTGGCAATCGGAGTTACAAACATGGGGAACAAAGATAGATAATTAATAGTATGAACCTATTCCAAATAACAGACGAAGCAAAGAACCAGATTGAAAAATTGCTTGAAAAGAATCCTGGAAAATATGCAGTCAGCCTAGCGGTTTTGGGTGGTGGCTGTGCAGGCTTCAAGTATGAATGGGGTTTTGCAGACAACAAAGATGCAATAAGCAAAGACGACCATCTCGAGGACTGGCACACCGGAAGGTTCGTGGTTGACGAAACATCAATGCTGTATGTTGCAGGCACAAAGATAGACTGGGTTGAAGAAACATTTGGTTCACAGTTTGAAATAACAAATCCCAACAGCTCTAGTTCGTGTGGCTGTGGAGAATCATTTGGGATCTAATGGACACCGCATTTGTAATAGGCAACGGTGAAAGCAGACCAATTTTTCCAATACAAGAGTTAAAAGGCAAAGGAGTGATCTATGGGTGTAATGCCATCTACAGAGATCATCCAATGCTGTGTGACCATATCATTGCAGTCAATCCTCCTATGTATGAAGAACTGGCAAAATGGCACAACAGAGGTAAGGAGTCTCCTCAGATACACAGCGTGGAAGATGTTTCTAAGTGGAACTATATCTGCCCAGGTGATGACGGCGACAACGTACCCGATGGATTAAAACTATACAGGATATGGCGTGGTGGTAACCCCAAGAAAAGCAACGCAGTCAAGACGATAGATTTCTCATTGAGTAGAGGGTCAGGCATGAGTGCTTTGTTACTGGCCGCCGAATCTGGAATAAAGAACATAGTGATACTAGCGTTTGACATACTAGGTGCCAGGCAGTGGGAGATGGACTCACCAAGCAGGGAACAGAACAACATTTACAAAAATACAATTAACTACCCAGACAGGATGAGCATGAAAGCATATTTAAAGTATGAATGGATGTATCAACTGCGACAGATAATCAGAAAGTTTCCCAACACCAACTTCCATTTCATTAACAGGAAGGAATACATAGAAGGCAACCACTTCCTTAGATGGTATTTCGATCAGCCCAATATTAAAACTGGAATTTATGCTGACCTTAGGAGATGGATAGACGGCCGACGTGATCATATAAAATGGATGAAACTATAAGGTTTTAGTAGTAGAGCTGGCGTCTAGCTGGTATATCTTCCTCATCTTGACACCAACTTTCTGTGCGTATTTTTTAGTATCACAGTATGAACAAACGTGTTTGTAATCGTTTGATGCACGTCCAGTATCCACTTTTGCTTTAGGTCTTAAAAAAGTTACACTACACGAGTCACACTTGAATACATATATGGTGTTTTTCCTGTGGAAGGTGTGGTAAACCCCTAATTTACTCTGGCGTTCGTACAATCTCATGGTCTTGAGCGTTTCTATGAACATATTAGTATTTAATAAATATGTACAACACATTATGGCAAAACTTAATATAGATACAGGAACACTGGGAAATCCAGCCACAGGCGATACTTTACGTACTGCCATGACGAAAGTCAACACGAACTTTACTGAAGTATACTCATTGATAGGAGACGGTGACACAGGACTGATAACCACTTCCGTGACAAACGGAGACTTAAAACTTCAGGCAAATGGTGCTGGTGCGATTGAAATAGATAATTTGACTATAACTAATTCCACTATCACAAGTATCACTACAAATGCGGATATCACAATCAATGCTAACGGGACAGGTGATATTGTGCTGGGTGCAGTCACAGTAGCTGATAACAAAATTACTACTAATCAGTCCAACGATGACATACACATTGCCGCTTCAGGAACAGGTGCAGTCAAACTTGATGGAGCATCTATCTTTTTAACCGGCAGTATTCCAACCAGTGATCCGAACGTTGCTGGCAAATTATGGCGTAACGGTAACGATTTGAAAATCAGTACAGGTTAATAGCTACAACACACAATAACGTTTTCCACTAAATATTGCTAATATGGTACAACAGGTAATAGACGTAGGTGCAAATGCGGATAGCGGTGACGGTGATTCGCTGTACGAAGCTGGTAATAAGATCAATAGTAATTTTACAGAATTCTATGGTCTTGACCCGGTCAAGGCGGATATAAGGTTCGATGGCAACAAGATAGTATCCAACCTATCAAACGCAGATATAAACTTACACCCAAGCGGTACGGGATCGATACTATTCCCGTCTTTAAGATTCAACGACAACAACATTGAAGCAGTAAACAGCAATGATGGCATAAGAATAACGGCTAGCGGTTCAGGCAAGGTTACCATCGCTGGACTGGGGTTCAGCGGAACTACCATTACTGCAACGGATTCCTCATCGGTCAACATAAACGAAAACCTTATAGTCGACGGTGACTACACAACTGCCGATGGCTTTACATTCAGTGGTGCTCAAACTTTTGCAACAGGGATGGCATTTGGAAACTTGACACTTGGGAACGGATCTATTACTGATTCAAGTGGTGCGATCAGTTTCGGCAACGAGAATCTGACAACAACAGGAACGGCAGTTTTTGGTACAGGATCTAGTCTAGGTAATCTTACATTCGCAGACGGATCAATTACAGACTCCGGCGGATCTATCAGTTTTGGCAATGAGAACCTATCAACTACAGGAACGTTATCAGCTGGATCTGGTTCCACTCTCGGTAACCTAACTTTTGCAGATGGTTCGATAACAGATTCGTCAGGTGCAATAAGTTTTGGAAATGAAAACCTTACAACTACTGGAACATCAATTGCGATCAACAGCACACTCACTGTCGCAAATGGATCAATAACAGATTCAAGTGGTGCAATAAGTTTCGGCAACGAGAACGTCACAACGACAGGTACGATTGCAAGGGCAACAGGTTCCACTATAGGTAACCTAACACTGGCCAATGGATCAATAACAGATTCAAGTGGTGCGATCAGTTTCGGTAATGAGAATTTAACAACGACTTCTACATCAATTGCGATCAACAGCACACTCACGGTTGCCAATGGGGAAATAACAGATTCATCAGGTGCAATAAGTTTTGGCAACGAGAACGTCACAACGACAGGCACTCTTAACGGAGCAACAGGTTCCACGTTTGGAAACCTAACGCTGGCAAACGGATCAATAACGGATTCGTCAGGTTCAATCAGTTTTGGTAACGAAAATGTTTCAACAACTTCAACATCGATGGCCATCAACAATACGCTGACAGTGGCCAATGGTTCAATAACTGATTCATCAGGTGCATTCACATTCGTTAATGAAAACTTATCAACAACAGGAACAATGACAGTTGATGGTGCGACCACGATGGCATCAATGGCTGTGTCGGGTGCGACTTCAATGGCCGCTCCAGTGACTGTGGACAACCTTACATTTAACGATAACATAATTTCAACTAGTTCAAACGCCGACCTAAATCTTACACCGGGAGGCACAGGCGTTGTAAATGTTTCCAACCTAACCATTGACTCATCAATGAACTTCAAAGACAATGTGATTAAAGTCACAACTTCGAATGCTGACATGGTTCTTTCGGGAAGTGGCACAGGTGCAGTGCAGATCAACAACATCGATGCTAATTCCGGAGCAATAGACAACGTCATAGTCGGAGCCAATGATCCGGCCGCAGGTGCCTTTGATACCCTAAACTTTACTACTTTAGTGATCCCCAACAAAATTACTTTCTCTGGCAACACAATGTCTACCAACAGGTCAGACGACAATCTAGAATTTGAGGCCAGTGGAACAGGAAATGTAGTTGTCAATAGCCTTGCACTGCCCAACACAGATGGTCAGACAGGAGAATTTTTCCAGACAAACGGTAGTGGTGTTTTAGCTTTTGGATCTACAGGTATTTCATTAGGTGTATCAGACATACAAGATGCAAGGCAGACCATTGGTTTCACCACAGAAGTTGTACTTGATGCCAACCTGGCAACGGGAGAAAACGAATCAATCACTGCAAGTCAGAGTATGATAAATGATTTTGATCAGTCCAAATATGACAGTGCATGGTACATCGCATTGAGCAGGCTCGAAGCGGCTGACAGTTCCATAGAATTTCAAATGCAGAAACATGTTGTTGCACAGGGTACCGACGATGGATCTACTTTTGATGCATTTTCTGGTTCTAGCCAAATCATACGGACATCAGATGATGAAGAAGTAACTCTTGCCACAGACATAAGGGAGGCAAACAGTAAGTTAAGGTTGTTAGGTGCTGGAGGAAAGCTATCCGATGGATCAACGGACTCTTCGATAAACACACTACACTTTTTTAGGATAGGACTAGGAGATAACGACTCATCAGGCACACAGGCAGGAAGTTCCACATTCACACAACAACAGACATTGTTGGTAGCCGACCTGGATTCAGCGGCGGCCAACCTAGACACGTTTGCGGCGGCCAATTTCAGAGGCGCCAAGTACTTCATATCGATCAACAACACAACATCAAACGAAGTTTCATCTACAGAGGTAATGGTCGTACACAATGGCACAGATGCCTTTATAACAGAATACAACACAATAGCAACAAACGCCGAAG